ATGTTGACCGATACGCGCATCCGCAATGCCAAGAAGGCAGAGGGCAAGCCGTACAAGCTGACGGATGCCAAGGGGCTCTATCTGGAGGTCAAGCCGACCGGATCCAAGCTCTGGCGATATCGCTACCGGATCGACGGCAAGGAGAACGTCTTTGCCGGCGGCGAATACGCCAGCGTCACGGATGCCGAAACGCCCGAGCAGGCCGAAGCTCGCCGCAATGGAGGCCGGCTTACCCTTGCCGAAGCCAGGGCCAAGCGCGAGGAATGGCGCGCCCTGGTGAAGCGTGGCATTCATCCGGCCCATGAGCGCAAGCTCGACAAGGTTCGACAGAACCACGAGGGCCGCAACACCTTTGGGGCAGTGCTCAAGGACTGGATTGCTACCCGGCATTGGGCGGAGAGCACCAAGGCCAATCGAATGTCACAGATCGAGATGCATCTGCTGCCGGCGCTCGGATCGCTGCCGGTGCGCCAGATCACCCCATCTCATGTTCTCGACGTGCTGCAGCGTGCCGAGAAGAAGGCAACCGACGTTCGTACCCGCAAACAGGGCGCTGATACCCGCATCGTCGGGGGCGGTACGGTTGTCCTCCGCTTGCGCCAGATCATCTCGGGCGTGTTCGATCATGCCGTTTCGACCCTGCGGGCAGACACCAACCCGGCGGCACCGATCCGCGGAGCTTTCAAGGCGCCGAAGACAACCCACAAGACACCGCTGGTCCCGGCCCAGATTGGCGAGCTGATGCGGGCGCTCGATGATTACTCGGGCCAATTCCAGACCGGTGCTGCACTGCGCCTGCTCTGGCTGACGCTGGCCAGGCCCAGCGAGATGGCGGGCGCGCTGTGGAAGGAATTCGACCTCGATGCCGCAACTTGGACGATTCAGGCGGAGCGCATGAAGATGGGCGAGGAACACGTCATCCCATTGCCGGCGCAGGCCGTGGAACTGCTTCGACGTCTGCATGCACTGTCGGGGCATGGAGATCCGGTCTTCCCTCATCGCGACAGGCGCAAAGAGTCAATGACCTACGATGCCATGAACAAGGGCATCCAGAGGCTGGGCCTCAAGTTTCACCATACCCCGCATGCCGCGCGCACGACGGCCAGCACTTTGCTCAATGAGATGGGCTATCGCTGGGATGTGATCGAACAGCAGTTGGCGCACCAGGACAGGAATGCCGTGCGGCGGGCCTACAACCGGGCGACCTACATCGAAGAGCGCAAGGTGATGATGCAGCAGTGGGCGGACTTGCTGGATCAGATCAAGGCCGGCGAGGGGAAGGTAATACCGCTCAGGAGGGGCGAGGCGGCATGAGATCGGGCCGATCAATGCCGGCCTTGACATAGCAATTGCACAGATTACAATGCAATCAATCTAATTACACATCGCCATGATTCGGACATTCAAACATCGAGGGCTTGAGCGGTTCTTCAAGAAGGGTGACCACCGGGGCATCATCGCCAAGTCCGAGGTCAGAACCGAGCGCTTGCTGGACCGTCTGGATGCGGTTCCAAGGCCGGAGGACATGAACATCCCCGGCTTCAAGTTTCACCAGTTGTCGGGCGACCGCAAGGGAACCTACGCCGTCACGGTGACCGGCAATTGGCGCATCACGTTTCGATTCGATGGCGAAGACGCCGTCGACGTTGACCTGGAGGACTATCACTGATGAAGAGCCTACGAGATCCGAAGCGCCGGCCGACTCACCCCGGCGCAATCCTGCGCGAGGATGTACTGCCAGCGCTGGAAATGACCCAGACCGAGTTCGCGCAGCGCCTGGGCGTGTCCCGCCTGTCGGTATCCGATCTGCTGCTTGAGAAGCGGGGAATGACGCCGGAGATGGCGGCTCGTGTCGGCAAGCTGCTGAACACCACGCCGGAAAGCTGGTTGCGCATGCAGCAGGCGGTCGACTTGTGGGAAGTGGAACAGAACCCCGAGAAGCTGGCCGGAATCAAGCCGATCAAGGCGGAACTGCTGGCCGCATAGAGTTTTCACCCGCCCCGGCCGGGATCGCCGGGAAAGCGGCGGGCAAGGTGTATCGAGCACCAAACCCGCCTGACCACGAAGCACCTACATAGGAGATGCACCATGGCTACCAAGAATTCTACCCGCAGCGCCAAGGCACCCGCCACAATCAACCCGTTCGCGCCAAGCGGTCATCCGACAGATACAGTGGTTGCCGTTCGCGAGGTCTTGGCGTTTCTTTCTCAGGCGACCGAGGCGGTGGAAGGCCGAATTGATGCCCCTGACATCGGATACCACACGGGCCTATCTCGCATCCTCGAAGCCTGCAAGTTCGCCCTGGCGTCGCATTCTGATCGGCAACAGGATCTGACTGCACAATGACCACCGATCCCAACCTCCTGGCTGTCGCCCTCAAGGCCATCGAGCTTTACGCGGCCAGCCACCCTCGGCCGGCGCATGTCACGCAAAAGCAAGCCGCGGAAATGCTCGGCCGCAGCGAGCCGACGATTCGCAAGATGGTCCAGTTTGGAACACTCAAACTGAACGCTTGCGGGATGATTCCGATCGCGCAGATCGATGCTGCGATAGCCGGCGGGTGATCAGTTGCGGCGCTTTACTATGGAACTGGCGGCAGCATAGCCCCCATGAAGCGCGACCACGCCATCCCCATGATCAGCGGCACGGAAACTACACCTCTTCCTGAGTTGATCTCGCTTGATTCCGCGGCGATCTGGCTGTCGGCAGTGACAGGGACTACATGGAATTCCAATGTGGTGCTCGATCGCTGCATGGGGGTGGCGTTTGCCGTGGCGCCAGAACGAGCCCTGGATCACGCAAAGTACAACGCAGAGGCATCGAAGCCAGAAGAAAGCGGTGTGAGACTATCTGGTCCGCCGATGATGCCTGATGGATTGTTTCAACTGACGTTTATCCAAGCTCAATGCCTGAGAACTCGCGGTTACGTCACGATCGAATACGTCGACTTCCGCGGAAGGCAATTTGACCTCTGCTTGAAACATCGATTCAGGATCTCGACTGACGATGTTCGCATTCATGATAGAGACTTAAAACTCCTTGCGACGCGCCTCGATCATGCGCAGCCGAGTGATACAAAGCCAAGTAAATCGCGCAGAGGAACCGATGCATTCCATACAGCATTCGGCAATCTCCTCAATGAAATTGAAGTTGCGGCGAGGAAATACCACACAGACATGGACAGGTGGTCGCTACGTGGCACCAAGAACGACCTCTATAAATTCATCTCGGAAAATCGCACAAATTTTCCAATGCCTGCGGAAGCGTCATTCATAACGTATATCCGTGGGACGTGCAATTTCAAGCAGCACGAAAAACCGATCTACGATTCACTTTTCCAAAAGAGCAACAAGAAATAGCGCGTTAAGGTGGGGACAATCGCAATGTCCCCCCCTATCTTGAACCTCTTGTAGTTGCTAGATGTAAGGTGTGGACATGCATTTTTGTCCTCACCTCCGTACCTGACTTGATGGATCGCAGTAGATAAAACGGAACCGCTAAGCGTTGCCGCAAAGTGCAGCGCGCCAACCAGGAGCGGTATTCATGTCATCTACTCAATCCGGCGAAATCCCTTTCGCCCTGGCAAATTTCAAGAATCTACCCGACGAGGCACGCGTCGACATCGATGTTGTCGCCAAGTTGTTTGACATCGGGCACAGCACAGTCTGGTCGTGGCTGAAACAGCAGCGCATTCCGCAGCCAGTTCGCGAGGGGAAGACGACACGATGGACCGTCGGCAGCCTCCGCGCCAAGTTGGCTGGAGATCAGTGATGCTCGCGAGAACGGGTTCGCCACCCGACAAAGAAAACGCCGCCTGGCAGGGCGGCGTCGGAAAAACAAACTGCATCAGGCAACCAGATCATAGCGCAGGCTCATCGAATGAGCCAGCCTGCCAGTGCCGGATCAATCCATCTGGCTGCCTAGCCTGTCGTCGCTGGGATCGCACAATTCGCAGCATCGACGCGAGGCGCGGGGACAGCCTTCGCCGGCAGAGCATGGGCGGTCTGGCGCGGGTAGGAGGTTGATCATGGCTGCCTGGCTCAAGATCAAGAACTGGAACAACTTTCAGCACTACAAGGACCGGAACCCACCTTGGATCAAGCTTCACCGCGCTTTGCTCGATGACTATGCCTTTGCGGCACTGCCTGATGCGCAGAAAGCGCACCTGGTGCTGCTCTGGCTCTTCGCTGCCAGTCAGGCCGGCGGCAGGATCCCGAACGACGCCCCATTCCTTTCCCGAAAGCTCGGCACGACCGAACAGATCAACCTGGAATCCCTTGTAGCTGATGGGTTCCTGATATTGGAGCAGATCGCTAGCGATGCGATAGCAGATTGCAAGCAAGGTGCTAGCGACGTGCTAGCCCTCGCGCGCTCGCGAGAGGCAGAGGCAGAGGCAGAGTCAAAGGCAGAAGATACGGCGGACAAACCGCCTGTCGGCAGCAAAGCCGCCGACCATTGCCCGCATCAGCAGATCATCGATCTGTACCACGAGATTCTGCCAATGGGCCGCCAAGTGAAATTCTGGAACGCACCCAGGCAGGCCAAGCTCAAGGCGCGCTGGCGGGAGGACACCAAACGACAGGCGCCGGACTGGTGGCGCAAGCTCTTCGCTTACATCGCAGAAAGCGATTTCTTGACCGGTCGGGCTCATTCCACGGACCGCCAGCCATTCGAGATCGATCTGGAATGGATCGTTACCAACACCAACTTCGTGAAGATCCTCGAAGGCAAGTACGAAAACAGGGAGGCCGCATGAACACCCCCGACTTCATCAAGCTGCCGCCGCACTCTATCGAGGCCGAGCATTCCGTTCTTGGCGGACTGCTGTTCGGCGGTGAGGTAGCGTGGGACCGCGTTGCCGACGTGGTGAGCGAGTCCGACTTCTACCGCGACGACCATCGCCGCATCTTCCGGCATATCGCGCTGCTGGCCGGCGCCGGCAAGGGCGTGGATGTGGTGACCGTCTTCGAGTCCATCGAACGCTCCAACGAGGTGGACCAGACCGGGGGGCTTGGCTACCTGGGCGAAATCGCCAACAACACCCCGAGCGCGGCCAATATCCGACGCCATGCAGAGATCGTGCGCGACCGCGCCATCCTGCGCCAGTTGGTCGGCGTGGGCGATCAAATCGCCAATCTGGCGCATGGCCAAGGTGATGCCCGCAAGGCCATCGATGAAGCGCAGCGGTTGCTGATCGACATCGCCGACATCGGCTCCAGTCGCTCAGAGCCTACCGCCATCGGCGCGCTGCTCGGCGCGGTAATCGACGACCTGGAAACTCGAAGCGTGTCCGACTCAAGCATTGCCGGCCTGCCGACAGGATTTTCTGACCTCGACCACAAGCTGTCCGGCCTGCACCCCGGCGACCTGATCATCCTCGCCGGCCGCCCCTCGATGGGCAAGACGGCCCTGGCGCTCAACATTGCCGAGAACGTTGCGACCTCCGGAAATCCTGCATTGGTGTTCAGTCTGGAAATGTCCGACAAGCAACTGGCTACCCGGTCAGTCGCCAGCCTGGGCGGTGTCTCGATGGAGCGCATGCGCAATGGCCGGCTGTTGGATTCCGATTGGGACGGCATTACCGCTGCGCTGGGCAGGCTCCACGAAGCGCCCTTGATCATCGATGAGTCGAGCGGCTTGACCGTGACGCAGATGGCCGCCCGAGCTCGTCGCGTGATGCGCCGGCAGGGGCTCGCGCTGATCGTGATCGATTACCTGCAACTCATGCGCGGTGATGGCAACAACCGCAACGAAGAGCTTGGCGACCTGACTAGGCGGTTGAAGCTGATGGCGAAGGAACTACGAGTGCCGGTGCTTCTGCTGTCGCAACTGTCGCGCAAGGTCGAGGAACGCACCAACAAGCGCCCGCTGATGAGCGACTTGCGCGAGTCCGGCGCCATCGAGCAGGACGCCGACCTGATCCTGATGGTTTATCGGGATGAGTATTACAACGCCGGCTCACCGGACATTGGAACCGCGGAAGTGCTGATAACCAAGCATCGCATGGGTGCGACTGGCGAAGTGCGCCTCGCCTTCCAAGGCGAATTCTCCCGCTTCCGGGATCTGGCCCGGGATGACCTGGCGCGCATTGACCATGCCCGGGCGACAGCCAAGATGCAAAAGAGCAAGGGGCGCGGTTTCGATGAGTAAGCCTCTGAAGCCAGAACAGGTGAGTGCCGCTCTTCGGTTCTATGCCGTTGCTCTTGGGCCGCCAGGTAAGCCGAAGCCAAGTCCCTTTCCTGTAGGGGCTCCTGCCGATCAACCCAGCGGTCCCAATGGATCATGCCGGCCTGCGGAAATTGCCGAGCAAGTGGTTGAGATTGTGAAGGCATGACATGGGCGCGCCTCATCCCCTGCCGGCCTCCTTGCCGTGGTCGAGACCCCGCAAAGGCATTGGCAGCGGTGACGGTCGAAAGCCGCCCAAAAACGCGAAAAAGCCTCCCGCTGAACCTTTAGGATCAGCGGCGCCCGTTTCCGGCCGGCGCCTGGTGCAGCGCCGGGACATCGAAGAAGCCATTCGCTGGCGCCTGCGCGGTCTCGACGAAGACGACATCGCCGCAATTGCCGGTCGCCTGCGTCCACTGGCGGCCGACTTCACCGACAGCCGGCGCGAGGTTGCCGTGGTACTGGCTGGCCTGCGCCGCCCGGGCGACAGGCGCGCGCCCTGGTCCCTTGCCTGCGCCGTCCTCGCCGAAGCGGCGGCATCGCGCGGCGACGTCGACGGCTTCTGGTCGGCTGGGCTCGAAGTGCTGAACGCGCGGCGGCAGAGCCTCTGCGGCCGGCACAACCATCGCAATGTTCGACCGGCGGACAGCCTCGATCGACTGATAGTCAAGCATCTGCCGGTGGTTGGCGCTGCGACGATGTTCGATCTTTTTGCCGAATGGGCTGGCGGCGTGCTGGCAACGCTGGCCGACTACGACGTCGGCAGCGGTGAGCTTGTTTGCCAACTAGACCCAGACGACGAGACCCTGACGAACGTTGGCCGCGCCGAATTCGCGAGACGCGTGCAGCGGTGCGAGAAGTAAATGCCGCGCCGGGCAGGGCTTCCGTGGTGCAACCGGTTGCAGCGAAAAAGTAGGCGGTAGCCTGCTGGAAATCAGATAGGAGCGACATCATGGGATTCGGATCATTCGCTGGGGGATTGGCCAAGGGATTGCAGGCTGGCGACGAAATGCTTTCCGCCGAAGCGAAGCGCGAGATGCTGAAGGCCGAGGCCGACGAACGCCGCGAAAAGCTTGCCTCTCAGCGCGAACTGAACAAGGTCTTGGCGAACGGGTTGCCCGGCTTCAAGTCCGACACGCCGAAGGCTGCGCCGGCTTCGGCACCGATCGAGCCCATGCTGAACTTCGGCGGAAACCTGACTGAGGATCCCGCGTTCGCCAAGTCCATGGCGGATGCCGAGAACTTCGCCAGCGGTGCCGACGAGCCCGGGTCGGATGCCGCCGTGGTGGCGCCGACATCCGCTTACCGAGTCGAGGGAGTCGGTGTCTACGGCGACCCGAAAGACGCCATCGACGCCAGCCAGGCGGCAGCAGAACTACCTGCGGCGAAGGCGCCGACGGCGATCGACGACGCCTATGGCGCCTACCGCAAGCAAGTGGTGCCCAAGGCGGTTGCCGCCTTCATCAAGGCTGGCAAGTTGCCGGAAGCCAGGGCGTACCTTGAATTCGTCCGTGGCGAGGAAGGCGAAGCCTACGCAAGAGACTGGCTCAGCGCCAGCCAGGCCGTCGATGCCGGCGACTTCGAGGGCGCCATCCCCGCGCTTGGCAATCTCTACAACCGCAGTGTGCCGAATGGCCGGCGCGCCGAATGGGAAAGCATTGGCGACGGCCGGTACCGGGTCTCACACTTTGATGAAGCCACCGGTGCGAAAGTCGGGGAACGCGAAATGACGGCGCCCGATCTGGCCCGCATGGGGCTGGACAGTCTGTCGCCGGCCAAGCGCGTCGAGGCCGTGCTGGCTTCGCAGAAGGAACAGCGGCAGGAGACGCGCAAGCTATTGCAGCAGACGGCCATGGAAGATCGGCGCGACGACCGCGCGGCGGCCCGAGATGATGCGCGCGACGAGCGCCTGCAGAAGTCCATCGCGGCAGCGGCGGAACGGCAGACGCGGGCGCTCGATTCCCGCGGCGGTCTCACGGCGCCACAGGAGCGGAGCAATGCCGAGATCGACGCGGCACGCGAGCGAGTCGCCAGTTTGGACCCAGCCGAGGTCAAGCGCAGGAGTCAGAAGGCGACCAACACCGGACGCGAAAACCCAGACTACGACCCGAGCATCGCCCGTTCGGCTGCATTGGCCGCGCGGCGCAAGATCGGTGAAGACGACTGGTTTGACGGTCTCCAAGGCCAGAAGCCGGAGGCGGCGAAGGCCGAGCCCGTGCAGTCGCGCTTCGCCAGCGACCCCGCCATGAAGGGCTACCGGATGGGCCGGCGCACGCCCGGCGGGCATGAGGTATTCGATGCCAGCGGTCAACTGATCGGGCACTTCCAGTGATTGAGGATGCCTTTCTTGCCATCGCCACCGCCAAGGGCAAGGCCGCCGCGCCGGGCGTGCGCCCGTTTTTTTTTCTTGCCCTGTATTCCATGGCGCGCAAAAGCAGGAGCTTCGACTTCTTCAACAGCCTCGCCGAGAGTCTGGAGATTGAGCCTCTATCCGACCTCGAAATGGCGTGGCTCAACTATTACCCCGCCGTCAACCGGGGCGATGACGATGCAATAAATGCCGTCATCGCCGATATCGATGTAGCCGGCCGCTCCGACGATGCGATAGCGTCTGTCGATGTCGTGAGTGCCTGTCTTCGCGCCCAAAATGCATTCATGGATTCTCTGTTCGCTCAACATAACAGCGGCCGCTTGCTGACCCGGCACTGACGCGAGGACAAGCCATGCCATTCATTCCACTTCAGCAAGAACGCCGCCCGGCGCCGGATTTCCCGCGTGTGTCGCCAAGGGACCAGGCCGACCGCGACGCCGAGGCGGAACAGATTGTTGCCATGGAGTTCGATCAGGAGATGCCTGCCGAAAACCGGGTTGCGCTCGAGAAGGAATACCGGCAGCGTTTTGGCAAGGAACCACCGGACGCGAGGCGCGGTTTCGTGCCACTGGCCGAATCGCAGGGGCCGCGCGGCTTCGTCCCATTGGGCGGAGAAAAGCCGTCGACCCTGAGAAACGTCGCGCTGAACAACCCGCTGACGGCCATCGCAGAGACTGGCGCGAACCTGCTCAGCCAGGGTGTGGCGTTACCGGCGGCTGGCCTCGCCGGTATAGGCGCGGTAGCCGGAAAGACGTTGGGCCTCACTGATGCCGAACCCGCCGACGTGGTGCACAAGGTTGGCGGCGCGCTGACCTACCAGCCACGCGGCGAAATGGGACAGGCGGCAACGGCTGCCGTGATGTACCCATTCGAAAAACTCGCCGAAGTCGGCCAGGGCGCCGGCGATTGGGTACTCGACAAGACCGGTAGTCCGGTAGCCGCAACGATTGTCGACACCAGCATCAATTCCCTGCCGATGGCAATCGCACCGGCCGTGAAGGGCGCGAAGGCTGTGCGCGAAAAGTTCAGGGCGCCGGCCGAAGAAGTGAAGGCGGCAACCGTGGAGCCGGTAGCCGCGTCTGAGCCGAAGGGGTTCATCCCCATGGAGAGAACCGACACCGCGCCGCGCGGATTCGTCCCGATCGAACGTCCGGCACCGATGCCCGATCCGATTGGACCGATGCCGGCGCTCGATCCTGCGGCAGGCCCGTTGTCGCGCGCCGTGCTGAACGCCGAGGCGGTAGCCGTGGAGGCACGCGTCGCGACGCAAGAATCACTTCTGACTAAGGGGATGGAGGATGGCGCAGTCTTGGGATCGGCAGGCGACTTACGACGCCTGGAAACGGATAATCGACAGGCTGGAGAACCCGCACAACAAGGACTACCGGAACTATGGCGGTCGGGGTCTGACGATGTTCCCGGAATGGCGGGCGAGCTTCAGGGCGTTTCTGCGGGACGTCGGGCCGAAGCCGGAGCGGGACCGGATGTTGTGGCTGGGGCTGATCGACTTGGCGAAGAACTACGCGCCGGGGAACGTGGCCTGGATGCGGCACCAGCGGCAGATTTCGCACCGGAGGTATTGCCATCAGATCAACTTGGACGGGGAAACCCTGACCATCCAGGAAGCCGGCCGGCAGATCGGTTTGCCGCCGATGACGCTGCGCAATCGGTTGCTGACTCAGAAGGCCGAACTGGAGCGAGCGACGACGCGGGGGTGGCTGCCGTACCGGCGCAACTCGAAATTCTTGACCCTCGACGGGCGGACCCTGAGCGTGCCGGAATGGTCGAAGCTGTTGGGGATCCGATTGAAGACCTTGGGCGAGAGGTTGCGGCGCGGGTCGACGCCGGAACGGGTGCTGACGCCGGGCGACCTGAGAAAGCCGGATTCGTCCCGCTGCGCGACACCGTAGATGCGGCCGCCCACGAAGCCGCGACCTCGCCACTGAACGACAAGCCGCAGCCGACGCCGGCACAGATCGAAGCCGGGACGTATGCCAAGGGCCATCTGAACTTGCACGGGTTGGACATCGCCATCGAGAATCCTAAGGGATCAGTCAGGCGCGGTACCGATGCCAGCGGGCGCAGTTGGGAAACCGAAATGCAGCACCACTACGGCTACCTCAAGCGCAGCACGGCGAAGGATGGCGACCACGTCGACGTGTTCATCGGGGACCGGCCGGAATCGACGCGGGCCTACGTGATCGACCAGGTCGACCCGAAGACGGGCAGGTACGACGAAGCGAAGGTGATTCTCGGCGCGCTTGATGAAGCCGACGCGCGGAAAATCTATCTGGACAACTACGAGCCCGGCTGGCAGGGCTTGGGCGCCATCACGCCGATGGAGATGGACGCCTTCAAATCCTGGGTCAAGACCGGCGACACGAAGAAGCCTGTCGCGCTGGACGGCGCAAAGAAGCGCGCGGAGTCGGATACGGCGGCGCCTCCCGGCGGCGTTGAAGTCGCTCCTCCGGTTGCCCTCACCCTGAACGACATCCGGCCAAGCATCCTGAAAAAAACTAGGGTTCCCGTGGAGCGGATCGTCGGCGACGAGGTAAAGACCGTCACGGTTTCGGCAAGGGAAGCTCTCGCCGATCTGCGAGAGGAAATCGGCGCCTACGAGAAGGTGCTGATCGACATGGAAGACGGCGGCAAGACGTTGGCCGACAACCTGGCCATCAAGGAGCTGAAGGGCTTCGACAGCGAGTCGGTGCTCGAAGCGGGAATGGACTATCAGGCGCGCGGCATGCCCGAGACCGAGGCCGGCGTTGCGGCAATCCAGGATCATTTGCGCGAGCTCGACATTCAGCGGCAAGACGTGGTCGACGCCGCGATTGCGGAGTTCCAGAAGCGCGACCCGGTGGAATACGCTGAACGCTTGAAGGCAGCGGCACAGCGGAACACGGCCGCGCTGCCGAGCGATGCGGGTAAGGCTCGAGCCGGGGAGGCAAGCGAAGCGCCAGCGAAACCGCCGGCCCCGAAAAAGCACAGGACGCCTGCACTATTCCTTGGCCGGCCGATTGCACGGCTCAGCGACGTCCAGTTGTCGAATTGGAGCCGGGTGAAGTTGTTGGCGGAGAGTGACCGAGCCAATATCCTCGCGGAAATCGAACGCCGTGCCGCCAGAGCCGACTCTTCAAAGAACGCCAAAAGAGCGGATTCGGTCGGGGTGGAGAAACCCCCGTTCGGCGACGACGTTCCGGTCGAGTTGAATTCCTGGGCGCCTGGCGCGAACTATGTCCCCTTGGTCGGCGAGTACCGGCCGGCGACTGGCACCGCGGCGAGCGTCGCCGACCTGCCGGCACCGAAGCGGCGCGAGAACATCATCAAGCGCTTCGCCAGCGAGATCGGCACCACGGTCTACGAAGGCCGAATCAAGGGCGAGAAGCGACTCGGCTTCTTCCGGCCAAGGGTGGAGGAAGTCCGCACCAAGCGAGCCAACGACATCGAGGTCGCGGCCCATGAAGTCGCCCACCTGATCGATTTTCGGGTGCCCGAACTGCAGCAGGCATGGAAAGCCGACAAGGCACTGGCTGCCGAGTTGAAGTCCGTCAGCTACGACCAGAAGAACGTCCGCGAGGGTTTCGCCGAGGGCGTGCGCCTGTTCCTGACCCAGCCCGAGACGTTGGAAGCCCGGGCGCCGAAGGTCTTCGCCTGGCTCTCGGATTTCGCCGACTCGCACCAGTATGGGCCGGCATTGCGTCAGGCACAGTCCGACATGACGGCATGGTTCGGTCAGGACGCCCTGAACCGGGCACGCTCGAAGATCGGCACCGAGAAGCCGCTGGCGGAATTCCTCGACGGCTTCTGGAACAAGTTCCGGCAATCCACTGTCGACGACCTGCACGGCATCTACCGCATGGAGCGCGACCTGACCGGCAAGATCAACCCGAACGGGCCTTATGAATCCGCTCGGCTGTCGCGGGCCTCCGCCTCAATCGCCGATGGCGCCGTGCGCTTCGGCTACCCGGTGAAGCTGGCGGATGGATCCTTCAAGTTCGCCGGCAAGGGTCTGGAAGAGATCCTGCGGCCGGTGTCGAAGAGCATCGATGACGCGCTGCTCTACTTCGTCGGCAAGTCGGCCAATGAACTGATGGGGCAGGGGCGCGAGCACCTTTTCACCAAGGGCGAGGTCGACGCCATGCTGCGCCTGCGCACACCGGAGCGCGAGAAAGCCTTTGCCGAGTACCAGGAGTGGAACAAGGGCGTGCTCGACTTCGCCGAGGCGCAAGGCGTGATCAACCCCGAGGCCCGGCGCCTGTGGCAGCGCACGCAGTACATGCCCTTCCATCGTGTCGACCAGCCCGGTGGACTCAAGGGCAAGCCGGGCGATTGGGCCGGGATACAGCAGTTGACCGGCGGCACCACGAACATCAAGGACGTGCTGGGCAACATGATCGGCAACGCCGCGATGCTGCTCGACAAGTCGGTGAAGAACGAGGCGCGGCGCAAGATTGCCAATTTGGCCTTGAAGGAAGGCGGCGGGCGCTTCATGGTCAAGATCGACGCCGAATCACGACCGGTCAAGATCAGCGGCGACCAGGTGATCGAGGCCCTGCTGAAGAAATACGGCATCGCCATCGACGGCGATGCGCCGGCCTTCTTCGAGTTCCTGATCAAGGGCCAGCCGCCGGCCGGCAACAACGTGGTGGCGGTCCTACAGGGTGGCAAGCCGGTCTGGTTCGAGGTCGGCGACCCCATCGCCTACCGCGCGCTGAAGGCGATCGACCGCCCGGTGATGAACGAGGTTGTGAAGTGGCTGGGCCTGCCCAAGCGCATCGGCCAGGCCAGCATCACGACTACGCCGGAGTTCTGGATAGCCAACATGGCGCGCGATACATTCATGGGCGCGGTGATGTCGCGCTCCGGCTTCGTGCCGGTCCTGGACAGTCTCAGGGGCATGGCGTCGCGCATGACCAGCGATCCGGTCTACAGGAATTATCTGGCCAACGGCGGCGGCCTGTCCTCGATCTTCCTCGATGAGGGCCATTTCCGCACCAAGCTGGAAAAGTTCTACCGCGACCAGGGCATCGATTACCGCACGGTGCTGGATGCGCCGGACAAGCTGCTGACCTTCGTTGAGACGCTGGGCGATGCCTTCGAGATGAGCACCCGCCTGGGCGAGTACCGGCGCGCGATCGAACGCGGCGAGAACCCGAGGCATGCCGCCTACCAGGGCCGGGAGGTCTCGACGGACTTCGCCATGCGCGGCGACAGCAAGGCGCTGGGCTTCATGTACGACACGGTGATGTTCCTCAAGCCCGCCGTGTTGTCCTGGGATCGGCTCTATCGCGGATTGGCTCATGACCCGAACCGCGGCGCCATCGCCGCCAAGGCCGGGACCATGGCGCTGATGTCGGCCGGGCTCTACCTGCTGAACCGCGACGATCCGCGTTACAAGGATCTGCCGGATTGGGATCGCGACGCGAACTGGCATTTCTTCATCGGCGACCAGCATTTCCGATACCCCAAGCTGTGGGAACTCGGAAGTCTTTCGTCAGCCGCAGAGCGATCAGTCGAGAAAATCATTGCCGCCGATCCGCAGGGCCTGGGCAAGGATTTCGCCCGCATCCTGGGCGCGACCTTCAATCTCAACCTGATGCCCCAGATCCTCGCGCCCCTGTACGAGCAGGCAGCGAACCGCAACAGCTTCACGAATGCGCCGATTGAGACGCCGGGCATGGAGAACGTGCAGCCCTTCCTGCGATCGAAGCCGGGCACCAGCGAGACCATGAAGGCGGCCGGCATGGCAACCCGCGACCTACCGGAGAGCCTGCAGGTGAATCCTGCCCGGGCTGAGGCGCTGCTACGCGGCTACTTCAACACATGGGCACTGTACGGGCTGATGCTGACCGACAAGGCCGCCTTCGGTGACCAGTTGCCCGAGAAGCGCACCGATGAACTGCCGGTGGTGCGCAGGTTCTACGCCAACGAACCGGCCAAGCACACCCGCTACGAATCGGAGTTCTACGAGTTGCTGACCGAGGCCAAGCGGCTGCGCGGCACCATGAAGGAACTGGACCAGATGGGCCTGCGCAGCTTCGCCGACGCCAAGGAGCAATCACCACTGGCCACCGAGGCGAAGCCGCTGGAGCGCGCCGCGAAGAACCTGGGCGCGATCAACAACGACATGCAGGCCGTGCGCCGCGACGGCAGCCTGACGCCGGCCGAGAAGCGCCAGAAGCTGGACGCGCTGACGGTGGAGCGCAACGTCCTGCTGAAAGCGGCCGTGATCGACTCGAAGGCGGCGCAAACAGGAAAGGTGACACCATGAGAACGCTACAGCGTCGCATCGAGCGACTGGAACACGATCGAACCCCGCCGCCCGGACGTTGGTTCAGAGTCATCATGGATCACACTGCGGATGGCAGGCAGTTCGCAAGGCACGATAAGGCAACCATCGACCAGCGGCGCGGCGAAAGCGATGCGGCGTTCGAAACGCGGTATCGGAGCGCGATAGGCATGGGGCCGGACGACAGCGTTATCGTTCGCCGCATCATTGACCCTGATCAACCGGGAGCGGCGAGCGGCCAGCATAATTCCGAGCCGCTGCCGGCCTGAATTTGCACTTGACGGAATCAGCATGACCAGAAAAACGGCGGCATCCTGGAAGCCAGGCCAGAGCGGGAACCCCAATGGGCGCCCGAAGGGTTCGAGAAACGCCGCGACCCTGCTTGCCATCGCAGCCATGGAAGGCGAACTTGCTGCTGTGGTCCGCAAGGTGATCGATGCCGCCAAGAACGGCGATATGGCCGCTGCGCGTCTGGTGATCGACAAGCTGGTTCCCGCGGCAAAGGACCGGCCGATCAACATCGGTCTTCCGTCCATCGCTGACGCGCCAGGGTGCGCCGCTGCACAGGCCGGAATTCTGGCAGCCGTTGCGGCGGGGGAGATTCTGCCAAGCGAGGGCGAAACCCTTTCCGGACTGGTGGAACACCAGCGGCGGGCCATCGAGACGAATGACATCGTGCGACGGTTAGAACTGCTGGAGGCTGAGCGGGGACAGTAGGTTCGGCTAGCTACAGTCTCAAGAGCACCTGCAAGCCGTGCAATCGATCGCGGGATCATTCGGCCGGCGATGCGGGCGGGCCATGGTTTCCAGTGCGATGGTTTCAGGCAAGGTTTCCACGGAAACCATGGTTTTCGCGAAAAAGGGGAGCAGCCCAGGTTCGTGAATATTGGCCCATAATCCCAACGTCAATATCTTGAATTTTTTTGGGGGGGTGCTATGAAACCTGTTGCCGGAATGGCGTTCTGCATCGCGGCATTGTTCCCTCTCATCGCCGTCGCTCAAGGATTTGGTGGCGGATTTTTGCAAGGATGGGAAGCTGGAGGACGGTCCATATCCGAGGCTGGTGACAGGGAGGACAGAAGGAGAACTGCGGAGCTTGAGCGAGAGGCCCTTCGTTTGCGGATTGAGCAGCAGAAAGAGCAGCAGAAAGAGCGGCTTGCTAGGGAAGCAGCGGCTAACGAGGAGGCTAGGCGCCGCGCCGAAGAGCGCGCGGCGGACGAACGGACAGCCGATGAGTTTCGTCGCGTTGTTGATGTATTTGTCGTTGAGTATCCTCAATACAAGCCAGAGGTGATGCGGTCCAGGTTAGTTGAGCGGGCAATGGCGATTGCGGCTAAGTCCAGGCCGGGAGACTTCGCTTCAATGTATGACATTTTGCTGGCTGGTCATGCCAAGGTTCGTGCTGAACTCGCTGTCGAACGGGAACAGGAGTGGGTGGCCAACATCGACCGGCTAGAAAGGGGAGCGGAAATTGTCAGGCTAACAACAAAGTTCGCTGCTTACGAAAAGCATGAACCGCTAAGACAGATGCTGACGCACTACCTCGATGAATACGCCGCACAGAGCAAACCAGGTGCCAGGGATTGGAAGGTCGTCGTCGAATCGGTGCACAAGAACCTCGTCGCCAAGTATCCGGAACTCTTCAAGTTCAGTCGCCGAAAGACCATGTAA